ATGCATTACCAATATAAACAATATTGCCTTTGGTTTGTCTTTTATGGAAATGACCTGTGAACACATACTCTTGATTTGCAAAATGTGTGCTTTGTAACTGTCCATGATCGGGCATCTGCACCATAGCATTCATGTAGAAATGCGGCAATTCAAGGTGACCAAACATATAACGACTTTTAATTTTGCTGACTTCTTTCCATTCATCTCCGATTAACCACGGCATGATAGTAACATCGCCGTCTGTGATTGTATGGTTGACCACAGTGATGTTAGGAAATAGTCTTGCAAATTCAAGACTATGAATTTCACGTTTGTCTTTATAAAACTCATCATGATTGCCCATGATAAGATATACACGTTCGAATGAATTATTCAGCGTTTCTAGGTTACTAACAGTATAGTTCATAGTAGAAACATCAGTGGTGCTTCTATTATGATGCCAGTCGCCTAGAAAAATTGCTGTCTCGCATCCTTCTGCCTGCGCAGTTTCACAGAACCAATCTACAAACTCTTCGCAATCTTGGTTGTGTGTGCGACTACCAGACTTTAAACCAAAGTGTATATCCGTAAAACAGGCTACTTTTTTAAATAGATTCATAGAATTATAATAACTTTTTTAAAAGTAAATGTCAATCCCAATCAGACGTATCAATAGTAATTGGAGCAGAAGGAGCACTTCCGCCTCCGCTATTTTGTCTAGTCCAACTTGGATTCATACCGTTCATTTCGAGAATGTCGTCTCTAATGTTTTGGTTACGTTTCTCAATGTTGATAATTCTAACGAATGAATTAGTGACAGCAGCAGTATAGTAAGCAAAAGGATTATCAGATTTGCTCTCATCGAATTGTAGTCCTATTTGAGTTAGTTGAAGAATGGCTTGACCTTTCATCTCATCGTTGTAGGTATAGCCCCTGACGTTACCTCTGGTAGCGTAACGATCACATAATTTTAAAAACATGCGAGCAAGATTATCAGTCATCTGCCCGTGATCCTTGGAAAACTTTCCAGTTTTAAGACCGCCCTGCCAATGACTCTTTCCTACTAAAATTAGATTATCATTGTCGTCAAACTTCCAATGTTGGAAAGGAGGAAAGTTTACCTTTTCGTGACTATCGGCAGTATTTTTTAGAGTCTTTTTACGACCCGGTGCCAACGGCACATGTTCGAAAGTCATTACGCGAAACACTACGTCTTGTTTTGAAACTTTTTTATAATCAATTTCAAAATCTTTAGCACTGAGTTTTTTTCCCTCGGCTAATACTGCGGCTTCGTGAGCCTTTTTAGACATCTTAGCAGCTTTATTTCTTTTGGCTTCTGCTATGGTCCTAACATTAATCTTATCTAAGCTAGTAACAATCATGTCATATTCACTGTATTCTTGTTTTGTAAAGCTACAGTAGGTATTTTTGCTTAGGTGTATTTCTCTTAAGAGATCTTTGTTAGTTAGGTATTTTATTTTTGGTGGTGCGTTCATGTATCTGAATTCTCCTATTTAAATTATAATAGCATATTTTTACTAAAATAAATAGAGTATAACATTAGGAATTTACTCAAAATGTCGTTATCTATTAACCCTATAGCAAAATTGGTGGCACAGGTCTCTAGTTCCATATCTCAAGCTACTAATCAAGCACAGGCAAATTTGCCTGCTGTTGGTGATGCAATAACCAAGGCTAATTTAGATGCTAAAGTATCACAATTAAGTGGCGGTTTAAACAGCGGCTTAAATGGATTATCTGGTGGAGCAGATTCCTTGCTTGCCGGAGCAAAATCTGCATTAAACGGTGTATCTGGTGTGTCATCTAGTATTCCTGGTGTAGGTTCTTTAGGCAGTCTACAAAGTGTAACTGGTAGCATCAGTAATATTACTGCAGATATCTCCGGAGGATTAAACAAACTTGCGGGAGGCAACCTAGCGGGAGGTCTGCAAAGTTTAGCTGGTTCTATTTCAAAAGGTGCCGGAATGTTAAACAATATTCTTAGCCTTGGTAGGGGAGCTAATCTTCCTAGCGGCGGCGAATTATTTTTAAAACAAGGAACACCAATACAGTTGTTCCCGGGAACCAAAGGTGATTGGAGAGTAAGAATCACCTGCCAGTGGAATATTTTTAACTCACCTTTATTTAAACCGTTAGAAAGAACAGGCGGTGTCGTTTGGCCGTATAATCCAAACATTACAATCAGCACCAAAGCAGAATATAATTCTATTAGCACTATCCACAGTAACTATCAAATGTATGGCTACAAGAACAGCACAGTAGATGACATTACTATCAGCGGAGAGTTTACCTGCGAAACAGAAACAGATGCAGCATACTGGATCGCAGCAACTACGTTCTTTAAGACAGCAACAAAAATGTTTTTTGGTGAAGGCGCCCTAGCAGGAAATCCTCCACTAGTCTGCAATCTAACTGGATACGGTAGTAGTGTGTTTGATAAAGTTCCTGTAATAATTAAATCATTCTCTGTTGATTTGAAAGAAGATGTAAACTACATTAACTGCAATACATTCGGAACTAATACATGGGTTCCAGTAGTCAGCACTATTTCGGTAACAGTAGCACCTGTTTACAATAGACGCAGACAACGTAAGTTCAATCTTGAACAATACTCGAGAGGAACTCCGTCGAGCGGAGTAGGATACCTATAATATGGCACAGTATACTCAATCAAGTCCTTGGGCAATAACATCACAAAATAATTTATATCTCGAGCTATTAAACATTAGACCGGTTCCTGCAGAGCCGGATGATTTTAGATATGTTATAGAAAGTCAATATAGATATAGGCCAGATTTGTTAGCCTATGACTTATACGGCAATCCTAAATTATGGTGGGTATTTGTTCAACGCAATATGGATGCAATTAAAGATCCCATCTATGATTTTGAAACTGGAACTGTAATCTATATTCCTAAAAAATCTAATTTAGAAAAGTTTCTAGGAGTCTAATGTGATTAGAGATCTTGGAAAGTCTATAGCTAATCTTATAAAACCAGACGGTAGCGGTATACTAGCAAGTCCGGGTGCTGGTTCTATAACTAAAGGTTATGCTTCTGTAGTTACAGGACTAACTACCAGCAAAGCGACTGATGCTCTTAAAGGTGGTATATCGTCAATCCTTGCCGACGCAGGGTTGTTCAATCAGATCAATACCACACCTCAAAACATAGTTCCTAATCCTTTAGAAAATTTTGCTCACTATACTCCAATATGGACCTTTGCCTGTTTAGAGCCTAAACAATATAATAATCCAGCAAGTTACAGAGGAAACCCAGCAGCACTAAAACATATTGTTTTTGCCAGCGGAGGAAGATTTGACAGTCAACGAGTTAATACAGTTCACGGTGCTCCGGAATATTTTATCAATAATTTTGTTATGGAGACTGCGATATCTGGAACAGTTAAGACAGGTAATTCAAACGCTTTCAAATTTTCATTTGATATAGTAGAACCTCACAGCATGGGTCTATTATTACAGAGTATGCAGAATGCTGCGATTAAAGCAGGCTATAATAACTATCTAAATAATTGTCCTTTTGTTCTCCGTTTAGACTTTATGGGTTATGACGAAGATGGTCGAATAATGACTTCGATTAAGCCTAAATTTTGGACAGTGGCTCTAACCAAAGTAACATTCTCAGTAAACGAAAACGGCAGTGTTTATAAGGTAGACGCTGTGCCGATGAGCCATAAAGGTTTTTCAGATATCACTAACATTGTTTACACAGATGTAAAAATTGCCTGCTCTGAAACAGGACCAGATGCCGGCACAGTGAAAGATGTTTTAGTTTCAGGAGAAAAAAGTCTTTGTGCATATCTAAACGATCTTGAACAAAAATATCTTGACGAAAAACAGATCAAAATAAAAGATGTTTATGTTATTGAATTTCCGGAAAAATCAGATGAATTTTTAAACGCATCACCTATTCCTGGAACTGAAAGAAAAGCCACGCTTGATCCTAACGCCAAAGATAGGGTAACTGTTGCAGGTAAAAATGTAGCGGTGTCCTTAGATTTTGGATCTAACGATATAGGTGCAAGTGATTTTGGTTTTGATCAGAAGTCTGGCGGTAATTATCCGTTCGCTCGATACGGTGATAAAGTTGATCCTAAGACGGGTGTTGTGTCTAGAGATAGGATGCAGATCAATCCTAAAACTAGAGTTTTTCAATTCACACAAAAACAAAGTATAACGTCGATTATTAACCAAGTGATATTGAATTCTGTTTACGCTAAAAAAGCCATCGATCCAAAAAATTTAACTCCGGAAGGATTTATCAAGTGGTGGAGAATTGATGTCCAGGTTCAATTATTAGATCTAGATCCGTTGATCGGAGAATATGCACAGAAATTTATTTTCCGTGTTGTTCCTTACATGGTCCATCATACTATTTTTAGTCCTCCGACCGCAGCACCAATTGGTTACGATGAACTTAAAAAACAAATCTGTAAACAATACAATTATATCTATACAGGACAAAACGTAGATGTTTTAAAATTTGATATTCAAATTAACAATTTATTTTTTACAGGTAAAAATACCAGCTCTGAACAGAAGAGCGGCTCAGTATCTAATCAAGACCAAAAAGGTGTAGCCACTGATACTGTAAAAGGTGCAAAGACCACAGAAGGTGCGGCACCCACCGCGCAACAGGCTACTATGGGTCGAGCAAGAGTTAAAAAAGATCCAGCTACACTGAGCAATATTGCGGGCGGAAATTCAGATAAAGACACAGAACAAAAAGTAGCTGAAGCTTTTCATAAATCATTTATTACTGCAGGTAGTGGCGATTTAGTAAACGTTGATCTAGAAATTATGGGAGATCCTTACTGGCTAATTGACAGCGGCATATCAAATTATTTTGCTAGACAAAGTAATAAAAGTAAATTATTAACTGAGGACGGAACAATGAATTATGAAGGAGGAAATGTGTTTGTTTATTTGACATTTAGAACCCCTTCAGACCTAGATGAAGTTACTGGTTTATATCAATGGCCAAAAGACGGAGGAGAAAGTCCGTTTAGTGGAATTTATCGTGTAACAAAATGTGACAATACATTTACAGACGGTATCTTTAAACAAAAACTTAAATGTGTTAGACAACCTGGACAGAGTCAAGATTACGGCAAACAGAATCCTAATGCTATCGGTAATCTTGTTATCGACAAACTTAAATCTATGGCTACTACTGTTGCAGGCGAAGTTAAAGATAAAAGCACTCCGGCTCAAGAACCGATATACGGAGGCGAAGGCGAATAATGGCACAAGAAAAACGATCATCGTATTCGGCAAGAGAAGGCGCAAGTTTAGAAAATGGTCCTTATCTAGCTAGGATCGTGGGACATCTAGACCCTAGTCTTATGGGCAGTCTAGAAGTAACATTACTAAGAGAGCAGGGCAATACCGTAGGTGACGACAATCAAAGTTACGTGGTCCGATGTGCAATGCCGTTTTTCGGCTATACTGCTTTTGAGTTCATGGGGCAGAACGATGCTTCTAAAAAAACCATAGATGGATATAACGACACACAAAAGAGTTATGGTATGTGGTTTGTTCCGCCTGATATTGGTGTTAACGTTTTAGTATTTTTTGTTAACGGAGACCCTAGCCAAGGTTATTGGATGGGCTGTGTTCCTGGAAAGTTTATTAATAATATGGTGCCTGCAATAGCAGGGTCTACTGAAGTAGACATGGATTCGGATGATAAGAAAAAATACGGAACAAAACAACCGCTGCCTGTGGCAGAGATCAATAAAAAACTTAATACTAAGACCCAGACCATTGATCCAGACAAAATAAAAAAAGTTGTTCATCCTATAGCTGATAGATTTTTAGAACAAGGATTATTAGAAGACGACACTAGAGGCGTAGTAACAAGTTCTGCAAGACGAGAAGCGCCAAGTGCAGTATACGGTATTAGCACTCCTGGACCATTAGACAAAAGGCCCGGAGCAAAAAAATCTCTAATAGGTAAACAAGAAGACCTTACACAAACAACGGTTCCGGTTAGTCGATTAGGTGGAACACAATTTGTTATGGACGATGGCGATGAACGCTATCAAAGAAAAAAATCTGCTAAAGAAGGACCGGTAGAGTATGCAGATGTATTAGCCGGTGAAAAAGGTGATCCTACAATTCCCTATGGCGAATGTTTAAGATTACGCACAAGGACGGGTCATCAGATACTTTTACATAATTCTGAAGATTTGATTTATATCGGCAATGCTAGAGGAACTACGTGGATAGAATTAACTAGCAACGGCAAAATAGATATCTATGCCAAAGATAGTGTTAGTGTTCACACAGAAAATGATTTAAACATTCGAGCTGACAGAGATATTAATTTAGAAGCTGGTCGAAATATCAATATGAAAGCTATCGGTGGTCGCACAAGAATGGAAATGGCACAAAATTGGGAAGTGCTAGTCGGCCAAGATGGCAAAATCTCAGTAGGCGGTGTATACGAGCATGTAGCTGTTGGAGACACTAAAATCACAGTAGGTGCTAATTTTGATCTTCGTGTAGGCGCTGCCAGCAAATTTACAGCCAGTGGAACTACAGATATCAAGAGCGGCGGGAATATCACGCAGAGTGGCGCTAGAATTGACTTAAACAGTTTTCCAGCAGTTACCGCTGCTGCGGCCACGCCAATTGAACCTATACCAACACACGATAATATTTCGACAAGTGTTGATGCAGGATGGGATAAAAGATACATTTCAGAAAATATTAGTAGCATTATGAAACGTGTTCCTATGCATGAGCCTTGGCCTCTGCACGAAAACCAAGCACCAGAACAATTAACACCTTCTAACACAGATAGGGAAGTATAATCATGGCAAATAAACTTTATAATCAAAAAACTGTAGCAACTAATACAGCTAGTATAGGAACACAAGGCAACACCAGTTTTGCCTATAAGGGATTCAATTCTTTAGAAAGTAAACGAAACTATAAATTATTCGATGTTGATCTTGTTAAGCAAGACCTTATAAATCACTTCTATATCCGCAAGGGAGAAAAATTAGAAAATCCAGAATTTGGCACAGTGATCTGGGACATTCTTTTTGAGCCTTTCACAGAAGAAGTTAAAAATATCATTTCAAAAGATGTTGAAGAAATTATAAACTACGACCCGAGAATTTCAGTTAACGAAATACAGATAGATAGCACAGATCAAGGTATTAGAATACAGGCAGATATTACCTATATTCCATTTAACATCAACGAAAGAATGACATTTAACTTTGATAAGAACAACAGTATTATTAACTGACCATATTATTTTGTTTGGTAAATATTAGATAGGACCGAAAAAATGACAACAACATCTAGACAAAATAATTTAATTCTAAATCAAGATTGGACTAGAATCTATCAGACATTTAAAAATGCTGATTTCAAATCTTACGATTTTGAAAACTTACGCAGAGTTATTATTACCTATCTGCGTGAAAATTATCCAGAAGATTTTAACGATTATATTGAGAGCAGCGAATACATGGCTCTCATTGATGCAGTTGCATTTCTAGGACAAAGTCTGGCTTTTCGGATAGATTTAGCCAGCAGAGAGAATTTCATTGAACTAGCTGAAACTAAAGAAAGTGTTATTCGTTTAGCGAAGATGTTGAGTTATAATGCTAAACGCAATGTTTCGGCACAAGGTCTTTTAAAATTTACAACAGTTACTACAACAGAGGAAGTGTTTGATAGTAACGGAAAAAATCTAGCACAACAAATTATTAGTTGGAATGATCCTACAAATACTAACTGGTTAGAACAATTTATTTCAGTGTTAAATTCTGCAATGGCAGATAATACAGAATTTGGTCGAAGCCAGGGATCTGCTGTAATTCAAGGAATACAAACAGAACAATATAGATTTAGAACTATTTCTGCAGACGTTCCTATCTACTCTTTTAGCAAGACTGTAGCCGCTAGAGGAATGGCTTTTGAAATAGTGTCAACAGCATTCAAGGGAGCAGAGTCTCCCTATGAAGAACCACCAGTTCCTGGCAATCAAATAGGATTCATTTATAGAAATGATGGTTCTGGACCAGGAAGCGCAAACACTGGTTTTTATATGATGTTCAAACAAGGTAGTTTAGAACTTGCAGATTTTTCTATAGACGTTCCAACTACTAACGAAACTGTAGCAGTAGACGCTACCGGAATTAACAATGATGATGTTTGGTTGTTTGGTCTAAGCGCGGGCGGGATTCAACTCGACCAATGGACTCAGGTAGCTAATCTAGTAGGAAATAATATTGTTTATAATAGTATTTCTCAAAACATAAGAAACATTTATTCTGTAGTTACCAAAGACAAAGACAGAGTTGAATTAGTGTTTGCTGACGGAATTTATGGTAATCTTCCTCAAGGAAGTTTTAGAGTATATTATAGAACAAGCAACGGTTTGTCTTATACTATATCTCCTAACGAGATGAGAGGAATTAATATCACTATTCCTTACACCAACAAACGAGGAGAAGAGCATAATCTTACAATCGGCCTAGCTTTACAATATACTGTGGCTACATCTGCACCTTCAGAAGGCATTGACACTATTAGAACAAATGCTCCTGCTAGTTTCTATACACAAAATAGAATGATCACAGGAGAAGATTATAATCTTGCTCCGTTGACCAGTAGTCAAAATATTTTAAAAGTAAAATCAGTTAATAGAACCAGTTCTGGAATTTCTAGAAATTTTGACATCATAGATGCTACCGGACGCTACAGTTCTGTTAATGTGTATGCGAACGACGGCTACATTTATAAAGAAGAAACAGAAAAAGTTTTAACTTTTAAGTATACTAGTAGAATCGATGCAATCAATTTTATTAGAAGAACAGTAGAACCTCAGTTTTCAAACGATGATACATTCAATTTTTATCTTACAAAATTTGATAAGATTCTGTTCACATCGGGAGAAACGATTGAATGGAAGACCATTACTTCAGATGTGAGTCAGTCGACCGGATATTTTAAGAACGGAACTTTTTTATCTAAAGTTGGATCTTATGCTACTAACAGTTTAAAATATGTAACAGCTGGATCTTTAATTAAATTTGTTCCTCCTACGGGTTTTGCATTTAAGAAAAACAAAATTGTAGCCGCTGATTCTAGCGACCCGGACCAGCTAAAATATATTTGGGCCAAAGTAGTTAAGGTAGTGGGAGACGGAACCAACGCTGGTAGAGGAACATTACCGTCTGGTCTAGGCCCTGTTACTTTGAGCGAAAATATTCCAATGGATGTAGCAACAGACAGATATGCGATTGCTACTAGAGTAGTTCCAAAGTTTGTAAATGATTTATCTACAGCTATTGAAACTGAAATGGTAAATCAAATATCTCAAGATTTAAATTTTGGTTTGCGATATAGTGTATCAGAACAAACATGGAAAATTATCACAGCTACAAACTTAGATTTATTAAGTGATTTTAATTTAGGTAAATCTGGAGATACAACAAATGCGGCTCTTGATAGTTCTTGGATTATCGCTTTTGTAAAAGAAGCAGACAGATACAATATAAGAATCAGAGGATTGAATTATATATTTGGTAGCATCCAACAAAACAGATTCTATTTCGATGCCAACGAAAAAGACTATAATGATCGCCTAGGCAAAGTTGTTAAAGATACTGTAAGCATACTAGGAATAAACACAGCTAAAGATAGAATCACCCCATTGATATCTGATATCGATTTCGAAATCGCAGATACTATTAAGTTTGACGATGGATATGAAAGTATTCAGGAAATTAAATTAGCCTTCAAAGATACCGACGATGATGGCGCTATCGATAACCCAGATGCGTTTGAAGATGTCGTGGGAGAAGACAGTCAATTAAGTTACATTTTCTTCCAAGAGATTGTTGATGACAACGGATATGTGACTAGAACATTAATCGATAATTCAAATGATACAATATTAGTATATCAGAAAGAATCATTGATCAACATCAACAACTTTGAAGACGGTCAGTTAATTTATTTCTATGATGTAAATGAAAATCGTGTGAAGCGTGTTAATAAAACTACAAATACTTTAGATTTAGAAAATTCTTATAGAGGAGTTTTTGGTAGATCTGATATTAAGTTTCAGTATATTCACAACGCCAGCATCAATAGAAGAATAGACCCAAGCGCCAGCAATATTGTTGATGTTTATTTGTTGACAAGAAGTTATAATACATCGTTTAGAAATTATTTGGCTGGCGCTGCTAATAAACCAGAACCACCGAATAGCGATAGTTTAAGAATAAGCTTCGGTCTAAAACTAGATAATATTAAATCCATCAGCGATGAAATCATTTATCATCCGGTAGAATATAAAGTTTTGTTTGGATCTAAAGCAGACGAAAAACTTCAAGCATCATTTAAGGTAGTTAAAAATCCTACTAAGAATATAAACGACAACGATCTTAAGGTTAGAATTATTAATGCTATTAATGAATTCTTTGACGTAAACAATTGGGATTTCGGTGATAAGTTTTATCTTAGTGAAATGATCACTTATGTTATAAACAGCGTATCACCTGATGTAAGTAACATGGTAATATTACCAAGACAGCCTAGCCAAGAATTTGGCAGCTTGTTTGAAATTCAAAGTAAGAGCAGCGAAATATTTGTCAGCGGCGCAACCGTCGACGATATTGAAATTGTATCGGCTATTACAGCAGCAGAGGTAAGAGCCAGTGTTAATAGTATTGTAAGTTCAACATAATATGGCAGATAAAAAATTTCCAAAAAGCGGACTACCTGTTAGAAAAACTGTAGACCTATTACCGGCAGTCTTTAGAACTCCTACTAACGATAAATTTTTATCGGGCGTATTAGATCCTTTGGTTCAACCGGGAGTGTTAGAAAAAACTGTAGGTTATATTGGTCGTCGATACGGAAAAACTTTCAACGGAAAAGACGTTTATCTTGACACAGACAATACATTACGTAGCAGATATCAATTAGAGCCTGGAGTAGTTTATAGTAAAGATCAAAAAATATTAGATTATTATGACTACCTTGATTTTAAAAATCAATTAAAGTTTTTTGGTAATAATGAAGATCGAGACGATCTCTTTACCAGTCAAGAGCACTATACTTGGAACCCACCGATTGACTGGGACAAGTTTGTAAACTATAGAGAATATTTCTGGGCACCAGAAGGACCTCCATCTGTGCAGGTATATGGACAGTCGGCGTCGATCGTCAGCACCTATAAAGTTAAAAGTTCTGTAAACAGTTTTATATTCACACCGGATGGATATACAAACAACCCTTCCTTAACTTTATATAGAGGGCAAACTTATAAATTTGTGGTAAATCTTCCTAATGATGGATTTGCTATCAGATCAAGCTATGATACTGGTTCATTAACCTACGATCCTAATAGAACTTATTTTGCTGGTTCGGTAGTTGTTTACGATAATAAACTATGGAAAGCTAAAGTTGAAGTATTAGCTAATGACGGAAGCAGTATTGATATTAACAGTCAAGACTGGGAATTTGTTGAAATTGTTTCCAGCCAGGCAACTTCTTTAGATTACAATCAAGGAGTTACAAATAATAAAATCGAAAACGGAACTGTGACTTTCACTGTTCCATATGATGCTCCTGATATTTTATATTATCAAAGTGTAACAAGCCCAGACAAGTTTGGACGATTTGTCATCGCTGACATCGAATCTAATACTAAGATCAACATTGACAAAGAAATTTTAGGAAAAACAAACTATCAAAGCAGCAATGGAGTGAAATTTACCAACGGTTTAGTTGTAGAATTTATGGGAAATGTTACCCCAGAAAAATATTCTTCTGATTCATGGCTAGTTGAAGGCGTTGGAAATAAAATCACGTTGACTAAATTCTCCGATTTAGTAGTTCCTGTTCTGTCAACAGATCTTCCTGAAGTGTTATTCGACAACGAAGGATTCGACACACAACCATTCGACGATGCCAGCGCATATCCTGGCACCAAAGATTATATCACTATTTCTAAAGATAGTAAAGATATCAATCCGTGGAGCCGTTACAACCGCTGGTTCCATAGAAGTGTATTAGAATATTCTTATAAATTCAGAGGGCAGGATTTTGACTCACCAGAGGCATCGAGAGCAAAAAGACCAATTATTGAGTTTTTGCCTAACATAAAATTATTCAATCATGGATATATCGCAAAAGCCACAGTTGATTATATTGATGATTTTACTGATGACATCTTTAGCAAAATTGAAGGCAGCACAGGTTACAACATCGATGGTGAATTTGTTTTTGAAGGTGCAAGAGTTTTAGTAATAGCTGATACTGATGCTCTAGCTAATAATAAAATTTATAGAGTTACATTTATAACTCATAACAACCGCAGACAAATTAGTTTAAAAGAAGAAGTTGATTCGCTGTCAACCATCGGAGAATGTGTATTAATTCGTCGAGGAAATAATAATGCAGGCTCGATGTTTCATTATAACGGAACAGCATGGATAAAGAGTCAAGAAAAAACTTCAGTAAACCAAGCACCACTGTTTGATGTATTTGATGAAAACGGTGTTAGTTTTTCCGACCCAGATACATATCCGGTAAGTTCTTTTAACGGAACTAAACTAATGTCCTATAAAGTAGGAAATACAGCATTAGTTGATAAAGAATTAGGATTCGTTTTAAGTTATCAAAAAATCGACAATGTCGGAGATATTCTATTCAATTGGGATTGGGACTCTGATATTTTTTATTATACCGTTGACCAAACAAGACATAGTAAAAAGATTTCAACTGGATTCTATGAATTTTCTCAAAATTCAGTTTATGAAAATGCTTGGATAAAATTAGCTAATACTTTTGTTCAACCAATCGTTGACAGTCAAATTGTTTCAGAAGCAACATCTACATTAACTTTTAAAACAATATATTGGACTGATTTAGTATCAGATCCGATCATTCGTTTTTATATAAACGGAAATCAGTATACAGGCACTTATACAAGACAAGGTGATACATTTACCTTTGATCATACATTCAGCGAAAGGGATGTGGTATCTGTTAAGATTATCACAGATGTTGAGCCCGATCAAGGATATTATGAAATTCCTGCCGGCCTAGAAAAAAATCCTTTCAACAACGATTTAACTGAATTTACACTAGGTCAAGCTATTGATCATGTAGTTACGTCTATCGAGTTCGATGACGACTTTTCCGGAGTTATTCCCGGAGCATCTAATTTAAGAGATTTGTTTGATCATAGATCTTATGGAAAGAGATTTTTAAAACATTCCGGAATAGCACCGATTTCTATTAGTCTGTTATGTGATAAGACCAACAACATTATAAAAGCGTTACAATATGCTAATAAATCTTACACAACATTTAAGAATAATTTTTTACAAAAAGCTACAGAAATAGATTTCAATAACAACATCGCTAATTTTGTTGACGATATTGTATCGGATCTCGGAAGAGTTAAAAGTATAACAAGTCCGTTCGCTGATTCAGATATGATCGGTAGCGGTGCTTACAATTTAATTAGATATGTAGTTGAAGACGAGGGAATCAAAACTTTTAGTTTATCGGAAAAGTTTAATTTAACAGAATTAAGCAGACGTGCGGTTTATGTTTATATTAATAATCAACAATTATTAAACTCACGAGATTATGAATTTGATTCTACATTCGGATTTTTAAAATTAAATGTTAATTTACAAATCGGAAGTGTGATTGAAGTTAGAGAATATGTAACAACTTCTGGATGTTATATTCCCCCTACTCCAACAGCAATGGGACTGTATAAAAAATACACTCCTATGAAGTTTCTTGACGACACATATCAAGAACCAAGATATGTTATCCAAGGACACGATGGTAGCATCACTGCTACATTTGGAGATTATAGAGACGATCTATTATTAGAACTAGAGTATCGAATTTATAACAATATTAAAACACAATACGATCCTTCAGTGTTTGATATCGATACAATAGTTGGAGGATATAACGGTTATGGTTTATACAAAAAACCTCAGCTAGATGAAATTATTTCTCAAAATTTCTTGAAGTGGATAATGAATACCAGCATCGATTATATCAATAATGATTATTTTGATAGCCAAAATTCTTTCACTTACACTTACTCTAATATGACCGATCCAACAGGATTGCAAAATCTTCCTGGATTCTGGAGAGGAGTATATCAATGGTTCTACGATACAGATAGACCACATCGCTGTCCTTGGGAAATGTTAGGATTCAGCGAAAAACCAACATGGTGGGAAGATCAATACGGTCCGGCTCCTTACACAAAAAACAATTTGCTATTATGGGAAGATTTGCGAGATGGTATAATTCGTCAAGGTCCTAGAGCCGGAACATACGATCGATATAAGCGTCCTACAATTATGGGGCATATCCCAACAGATGAGGATGGCAAATTACTAAGTCCTCTTGAATCAGGACTAGCTGGTAACTTTACCTTAGTTAATAATAGAGGTCCGTTTAAATTAGGAGATGTTGCTCCTGTCGAATACGCCTGGAGATCAAGCTCAGAATGGCCATTCTCTATTGTTATGGCAATGTGTTTGATGAAACCTTTTGAGTATATTACTACTCAATTAGACACATCAAAAACAATAACCAATAAATTAGATCAAACTGTTAACGCATCTACTAAGTTATTTTCTAAATTAACTGATACAATCGATTTATCAAATGACGCTATAAACAGCGGTTTGATACAATATCTAATTGCATATGTAAAATCCAAAGGATTAGATACTGATTCGATCGTTGAGATGATCAATAATCTTGATGTAAGATTGTCATCGAGATTATCTGGATTTGTTGACAAAGCTCAACAAAAGTATTTGTTAGATTCTAAGAGTCCAAGCAGTTCTAGCAGCACAGTTTTCGTTCCAGCGGAGAACTATGATATTATTTTTAATGTTAGCACACCTATTTCAAGTATAACATACAGCGGTGTAATTTTAGAAAAGACAGAAGGCGGCTGGACGATTAACGGTTACGATGATGTGTTGCCGTATTTTAACTATTATGCTGCGGTTCCTAACCAACGAGATCCGTTGATGTCGGTAGGCGGAGTTAGCGAAAGATTCTTAGAATGGGAAGCTGACAAATTATATAATAACGGTCAGTTAGTTAGATATCAGAATGTTTATTTTAGAGCTTTAAGAACACATACTTCTACAGACGAATTTGATTCTTCTCTATGGTCTAAGTTAACAGGTATACCGCAAACCGGCGGCGTTGAAGCATTTAGAAGAAGAAATTTCAACACATTAAGAGTTCAAAAACTTAGCTACGGAACTAGATTGTCTACAATTCAATCTGTAGTAGATTTTCTTTTAGGCTATGAGCAATATTTAAAATCAGTAGGATTTAAGTTCGACAATTACAATCCAGAAATACAGGCCAATGAAGATTGGTCAACTGCTGCCAAAGAATTCCTATTCTGGACAAAACAAAACTGGATGATTGGATCATTGCTGACCCTTAGCCCTGCTGCGAATAAACTTTATATTAGCACACCAGTTGGAGTTTCAGATAGTCTATTAGACAGTTTTTACGACTACAATGTTTTAAAGGTTGACGGAAAACCTTTGATACCTGCCTTTATCAACGTTAACAGAGAGTTTCAATCGTTAACAATAGAAACTACAAATACTACAGATGGTATCTATTACTTGAAATTATACTACGTTCTAAAAGAGCACGTTGCGGTATTCACAGATAAAACAGTTTTCAATGATGTAATTTACGATAAGACTACTGGTTATCGACAAGAGAGAATTAAAACTCAGGGATATAGAACAATTGACTGGGACGGAGATTACACCAGCCCTGGATTCTTGTTTGATAATGTAAACATAGATCCTTGGATGCCTTGGACTGATTATAAGCTAGGGGATATTGTATCATATAGATCTTATAACTGGACCAGTTTACAAAATCAAAACGGCACAGAATTGTTTGATGAAACTAGGTGGACTAAATTAGATTCCACACCAGAAAAACAACTCATTCCTAATTTTGATTTTAAAATAAATCAGATTTACGATTACTACAATGTTGATTCTCAAGGAATCGGAGAGTCTCAACGTGCATTGGCAAGACACACTGTTGGATATCAACAAAGAGAATATTTGCAAAATCTAGCAGAAGATCCTGTAACACAATTCCAACTATATCAAGGATTTATTAGAGAAAAGGGAACTATAAATTCTGTTACAAAAGTATTTGACAAATTAAGTAGAACTGCTGATACTAGTATTGATTTAAACGAAGAATGGGCTTTCCGATTAGGTAGACTTGGCGGTGTTGACCAAGTATCGGAAGTAGAATTCACTGTTCTAAAACAAAATTTTGAATTAAATCCGCAGCCTCTATTGTTCGTAGAATTTCAACCGTCAGTTGAAACAGATCAAAATTATCGAATAGTAAAAGCCGATTTTACAATCGAGCCTATTCCTTACACTACTAATATCAATCCTGTTTCTTTTGAAACTAAGCCAATTAAAACTGCTGGGTATGTTAATAATCTAACAGTTGATTACATTATTAAATCTAGAGAAAACCTATCTGATTTAAACATCGAAGAGATGTTTGATAATTGCCATATATGGGTAACATTTGATGGCCCCGAGTGGCAAGTTCTACGATTTAATCAAAGTCCTTTATTAACTATCGAGGGAATAATCAAGACAGGAACTGCTGTAACCATCACATTATCTAGATCTCATAATTTTGTAGTAGGTGATTATATCGGTATCAAAGATGTTATTAACTTAACCGGGTTTTTTAAAATCACAGAAATTGATACAAGAACAGTCACAGTTACAGTTGCTGAAGATGCTCAAGATCCAGAATATGATATCAGCTCTATAACACCGATTTATATTTTAACTGAGTCAAGATTTAAATCTTATGAAGATATTAATCCAGGGTCAATGGCATTGTTAAAAGACAATTCTAAACTTTGGATTGATAACAACGGCAGCGACCTTTGGGAAGTTATTAATAAGAAAAATCAATATACTGATTTATCTATATCTGAGTATGGAATTACAACTCCATTGTATGCAGGAACTAAGGTTTTATACGACGATAATTTAAAACAAGTTATTTCAAGTATACCGGGTTCTGGTTACGTGATGTGTTACGTTGAGGGGACTACTGGGCTAGTTCTCAAACAAATCGTTGCACCACCGTCTGGCATTGAAAACAGTGTTAGAGGATCGTTCGGAGCTAAAATGGCTATCACTCCTGATAGCAGATTTTTAATTGTTGCAAGTCCATCCGCTAATAATGTTCCTAGCGATTATGTTGGCGAATTTGATAATACTAAAAATTATCTTGTTGACGATGTTGTATTGTATCAAGGTAAATTATGGAAAGCTGTCCAAGACGTTAGAGCAGACGGCAGCACCGCAGATTTTGACACATCGGATTGGACCATAGCTGTTAATATTCCAGCAACTCCTGTTGGATCCGGTTTTGGATCAGCTGCACAAGGAATGATCTCCATTTATGAATATGTAAATCAACAATGGACGATTTCAGAATCATTTGTAAGCCCAAGGCCTGCTAATGCAGAAAATTTTGGAGCCGACGTTTGTGTAGGGCAGAGCGGATCTAAATATTACCTAGCAGTTTCTGCTACAGGAGCATTAGATAAACGCGGTAGAGTTTATCTGTATGTTTACGAGTCAGGTGAATGGAAACACCTAGAAAACGAAAATTATAAAGGCATATACAATTCAAGTCCAGCTGCATACTATCCAAGAGGTTCTATAGTATGGTATAATGGCGGACTATGGCAAGCTAACACAGATACATTCGGCGACGGCAGCACCATAAGTGTTGATTCGTTAAGTTGGACTAGAATCGATCCTGTTTCGACCCAATGCTCATTGCCACAAAACATTGCACTAGACGATGACGGATCAACATTAGCACTAGGTCTTGTCAGCGAAACACAATTAGCTGAGCTGGTAAAACAAGGCGACGAGTTTGGTTTCAGTTTAGCCATGAGCAGAGATGGTAGTATATTAGCTATAGGATCTCCTAACAGCGACGGACAATATTTTGCCAACTACAGAGGTATATGGAGACCAGACATCGAATACATCGAAGGCGACGTGGTCAAATACGATAACATATATCATAAATTAACACAGCGAATTGGCGAGATCGGTGATTCTACAACCAGAAGTTATAACGAAGAGCCTGGTCGCTTACCTTGGGAAAACGTCGGTGACAGCTCTTCAGAATCATCTGGAAAAGTTTACATCTATCAAAGAAATAGTAATGATCTGTATCAGTTAAAACAAACTATCAATAACGGTTCTATGGCTAATCTAAATGATATAGATTCTGGATCATTGATTAGTTCGGGCGATCAGTTTGGATGGAGTTTAGATTTAGATTACAGCGGATCAACACTTGTTATTTCTAGTCCGCTAGCGGATATTAATTTACAAAATCAAGGTAGCGTATATGTATTTAGAACAGACGGATATGCTCCTGTTGAATATCGTTTAAAACAAAAACTTGAAAGTTATGAACAATATCCTAACGAATACTTTGGTCAAAATGTTCAGATAAGTGCTAACACAGAAAAAATTGTTGTAGGAGCTAAAAATTCTCCGTTTATTATTCCTACAAGATTAGACATGACTGTTGGAACTATCTTTGACAAAGGCAGAACTAAGTTTATCGAAAGCCAAGGTTATAGTGGTGCTGCTTATGTATTTGAAATCAAAGACAGCATTTATTTCTTAGCAGAAAAATTAGACACAGATTTTACACCTTTTGAAAGTTTTGGTTACAGTGTTGATGTTAGCGCATCTGCAATAGTAGTAGGATCTCCTGACTATCGTAATACAACTACCGGGTTGAAAACAGGAAATGTTAGACTATTCAAGAAAGACGCATCAGTTAATTCTTTAAACATCATTGGTCAAGAAACAGCAACTATAGATATTTCTATGATCAAGAGTATTTCGATGTTTGATACTGAAAAGAATTATAAAATACAAGAGCTTGATTACATCGATCATGCAAAATTAAAAATTTTAAATTCTGCAGAATCAGAAATTAAATTTAAAACTTCTTTTGATCCTGCTGTCTATAGTATAGGAACAGAGGAACAGGTTGTAGATCCTGAAACTGCATGGACCACAAAAAATGTTGGATTGTTATGGTGGAACCTATCTACAGCTAAGTGGAAAAATTATGAGCAAGGCGACCTAGCATATAGACTAGGTAACTGGAACGGATTAGCAGAAGGATCAACCATTGACGTATACGAATGGGTTGAAACACCATTATTACCCAACGAATGGTCGGCCCTGGCAGATACTAATGAAGGATTAGCTGAAGGGATTTCCGGACAACCGTTATATCCAAACAACGATGTATATTCTGTAAAATATCTGTTTAATTCTCTAGGTGAGCCTACAGATACGTTGTATTATTATTGGGTAAAAAATAAAGTTGTAGTTCCGGAGAACATGCCGGGCAGAAACATTTCTGCAGCCGCAGTGGCCAATCTAATTTCAAATCCCACAGCATCTGGTGTGGCTTTTGTCTCTTTAATTGATAAAGATAAACTATTAACTTATAATTTACCGTCAGTGATGACTTCAGCTACTGCGGTAATTAATTTACAATTTAGAAAAGATTATTCCGAACTGAACCCTATTCATAATGAATATCAACTATTGTCGGACGGTATTGCAGATAGCTTGCCTTCGACGAAATTAGAAACAAAGTGGTTCGATAGTTTAATAGGCTACGATCAAGCAGGTAATCGTGTGCCAGATCCAGACCTACCAATTAAACAAAAATATGGAATAGCATTTAGACCTAGACAAAGTATGTTTGTTAATAGGTTGGCTGCATTAAAAATCGTTGTCGATAATGTTAATGCAATTTTATATAAAGAGCCATTTGCTGATACAATTAATTATGAAAATTTAAACTTGGTCGATCTAGCACCAAGCGAAGCACTAAATCTTTATGATGTAACTGTAGACACTTATAACGATTTGGCCGTTGTTGGAACAGTAAGAACCAAACAAGCAAAATTGCAAGTAAACATTGTCGACGGTGAAGTTGATACGATCGATATATTAGATCCGGGTGCTGGATATAAAGTTTCTCCTCCTATAGTAATCGATGGTGACGGTAAAGGTGCCAAAGCTGTGGCTATTATAGATAATCAAGGAAGAATTTCTTCAGTAAGAATTGATTCGAGAGGCAAGAGATACAATTCTGCAACAGTTAGTGTAAGACAATTTTCTGTGTTGGTAAATTCAGATTCAACAGCTAACGGATTTTGGAGCATTTATGCTTGGGACGACATAAGAAAAACATTCTTTAGAAGTGCATCTCAGGCCTATGACACCACTAGATACTGGGAATATATTGACTGGTATAAAGATGGATACGGTGTAGGAACTCGATTAGTAAAAGAAATTTCTCAAGTTTTCGAAGAATCGACCATTGATGTAAGTATTGGTGATGTAATTCAAGTTAAAGAATATTCTAGCGGTGGATGGGCATGGTTTGAAAAGACATCTGATGCTGCCGGAACATTCTTAGATAGATTTACAATGGTTGCAAGAAAACAGGGAACTATTAAATTAAAAGACACGTTATACAATATTAATACAGCGGGTATTGGTTATGATAATGTTTCTAGCTTCGACACTGGTTTCTATGATATTGAAAACGCAAAAGAATTAAGAAATATTCTTAAAGCAATCAAAGAAGATATCTTTATTAATAACTATGCTGTCGAATGGAACAAGTTATTTTTTACCTGTATCAGATATGTATTTTCAGAACAGTTATATGTTGACTGGGCTTTTAAGACCAGCTTCTTAACAGCTATTCATAATATAGGTAATTTAGAACAAAGATTAAATTATAAAAATGATAATTTAAAGAATTTCCAAGATTACATTGACGAAGTCAAACCATATAGATCGACAGTAAGACAATACATCAGCCGATATGACAGTGTCGAGCCATTGGGTATGGCTGCTACAGACTTTGACCTTCCTGCAGAGTATGTTGAATTAGAAGGTCGAATTCTTCCAGTTAACAAAAATAGTAACAGTATTAATTCCTATCCATGGAAATGGTGGAAAGATAATTTAGGCTTTTCAATTGTTGATATACAGATAGCAGACGTAGGCGAGCAATATACTCAAGCACCTCGAGTAGTAATTGACGGTGATGGCACTGGTGCTACAGCTCAAGCATTTGTATCAAACGGCAAAGTGTCTGGAATCCAAGTTTTAACAGTTGGTTCAGGATATACAAAAGCCCCAACTGTTACATTAGTTGGTGGTAATGCTACAGGTTATAGAACAGCAAGAGCTGTTCCGATCTTAGGCGACACTAAAACAAGAACTTTTGATTTAAAAATTAAGTTTGATAGATTAGCTAAACAAGGATTATACACAAACTTATCTTATTCTCAAACATTCGTTGCCAGCGGACTTACCGCAGTATTTGAATTAAATTACGCACCAACAAGAGATAAAAGTAAGATAACAATAACTAAAAACAGTCAAGTAGTGTTAACCAACGAATATGAAATTAGTTTATATATTTCAAGCGTCGATGACTACAGTTTATTAAAGGGTAAAATAAAATTTATAGAAGCTCCTTTAAAAGATGATGTTATTATTATAACATATCAAAAAAATGACGAGTTATTAGACAGTATCAACAGGATTGAAAAGTATTATTCTCCAAGCAGCGGCATGCTGGGTAAAGAATTAAATCAACTAATGACTGGTATTGATTACGGCGGAGTTTCGATACAAGGAACAACATTTGATGTCACCGGCGGTTGGGATGCCCTACCTTGGTTTACAGATAACTGGGATAGCGTTGAGCCAAGTGCTGACTATTATCATATAGCTGATGGATCAACCAATTATGTGGTATTGCCTTACGTTCCAGCAGAAGGACAACAAATCAACGTTTACATAAAGCGTGTTAATGAACAACTAACTACACGAATCGATGATCCGTATTGGACACCTGCTCTGGATAGCTCATATGCAGTGAATCCAAATGCAGAAATGCCAACATTCGTTGGCGACGGTTCTACAAACTATGTTGATATTGGTCAGTATATACAAACTTATGCTGGCGATACTTTAATTTTCCGTCCTTCGGACAGTGACGGGTCTGTTACAGTTAATGATCCAAATATTTTAGATACTAGAATAAGTGGTGGTTCATTAAGTGCTATGAGCGGTGCGTATGCTACTGCTACAGGAACTACTGCCGAAGAAATAGCTATTGAAGGCGGTAAATTTATAGGTCCAGATCAAGTTCCAGCTCCGGAAGAAAATATTCCAGGTCAGGTATTAGATAGTGTATCTATTAAAGTTTTCCAAACAACAAAAACTGGATCTGCTGCAATACAATCAACAGTTTTAGTATCAGACGGTTCGACAAGATATTTTGACATTGGTATAAACATTCTTGAAAAACAATCTGTGTTAATTTACATCGATAAAGTAAAACAAACAGATTATATAATTGATCTTAAACTAAATCAGATTGAATTCCCAGTCGCGCCAGATGCTAATAAAATTATAGAGATAATTGCTGTAAGTATCGGCGGATTGTCTTTATTAGATTATCAAGAATATGAAGCAGACGGCGATACATCCTTGTTCCTAACCAATGCAAACTATGCCGATACTAGTTCAGTATTTGTAACAGTTGACGGAATCCAAACAGATATTGGATTTATCAATAGCACTGGAAATTTTGCTCTAACAAATAAAACTGTAGCTCAGTTTAGTATTAAACCTCCTGCTAGAAGCATTGTGAAAATTCTAGCATTAGGTGCAAACTTTGACGTTGATTCGACAGGGTTATCAGTAGTTCGAGTAAATCGACAAGTTCTTACATATGAAGGCAGCACAAGAAGTTTCGACTTAGATAAATTTGTAAACCTTCAGAGAGCATCTTCTTTGTCGTCTATGATAGTTGAAGTTAATGGTGTTGCACTAAGAGGAGTTGATACTGTTAACGCTGTCTATGACGGAACTAATAATTCCTTTATATTAGGAACAGATCCATTCGAACCAGCCGGAACAGTTCTTCCGACAAACGTTCGAGTGTTTATTAATGGCGAATTAAAAACATTCGTAGAAGATTACAACTATGACGGAACTTCAAAAGAATTAACGATAGTTCCTTCTGTGCTAGTCGAAGGAGATACTATTGTTATTGAAAACGATTTCCGTGCAGAATACTATGTAGATGGTAGTAATATTGTTATCATCGACACATATCCATTAGTTGACGAGGATGAAATTGTAGTAACATGGTTCTCTGAATACCCTTCCTTGAAGATAGTATCAGACGAATACAAAGGCGGAAAAGTAAAATACAAGTTAGACTACACACCTATCACAATTGACTATATTTGGGTTTATAAGAACGGTGTTAGACTAACAAGAGATCAAGATTATTATGTCGATCTTGCAAGAAATTCTTTATATCTAACACAAGATACCACAGATTCAGATTTAATAAAAATAGTATTATTTGGAGACAAGACTTATAAGAATCCTAGTGCCTTTGAGATTTACAAAGATATGTTGAATGGATATCAATATAAGAGATATTCTATCAATAGTGTTAAGTTAGCTAAAGCGTTAAATTACTATGACACTAGTTTAGAAGTAACTAATGCTACAGACTTAACTGAGCCAATACCATCTCGCAACATACCGGGAATCGTTCATATTAACGGTGAAAAGATTGAGTATATGAGTAAAGTGGGAAATGTCCTTTCTCAATTACGTAGAGGTAGTCTTGGAACTTCGATAGCTGTGTTGCATGCCAAGGATTCTACTGTGATAGATGTTGGTTATCAAAACACTATTCCTTATAATGAATCGCAAGATCGTATAGATTTTATCAGCGACGGTAGCACAATTTTAATTGGACCGTTAGAGTATACTCCTGTTAAATCTAATAGAAATTCTTGGTTTAGATCTACGATACCTGCCACTTATGGGCCGTGCGATCAGATAGAAGTGTTTGTCGGTGGCCGCAGATTGCGTAAAGATCCTGTAGCAGTTTACGACGAATCTCTAGGAGCGTCTAGCCCATCATCAGATAAAACCTTAGAAGCTGAGTTTTCTGTAAACGGAACAGGAAACTATATTCGACTAACTGAAGCAGTTTCAGCAGGAACTAGAATATCTGTAATTAAGAAAACAGGTAAATTATGGTATGAGAGAGGCGAAACAACCGCTAGCAACGGCGTAACGCTGCTAGAATCCGACACTGCCATAGCTAAATTCATTGCACAGGGAACGAGCGATTTGCCAGAATAAATACATGATGATGGAATCAAAAGAGACTAAAATGCCAGAAAAAACCGATTTAAATCAGCCCGAGAAACGCCCCAACGAAACTGGCGGCTTTCATTTTGAAGGGCACATCAAAATTTTTGATCCTAGCTCAGGAGAAGTTTTTATTGATAAAAGAAACGCTATTCATTACGAAAACATGTCTGTATCGATGGTGCAGAGTTTGAGTAATCAAGGGCAAGGATTTATCTATGAAATGGTATTCGGAACTGGGGGGACTTCTGTAGATCCTACAGGACTAATCACTTACCTTACACCAAATACTATTGGAGTAAATTCTAGTCTTTATAATCAAACCTACCGAAAAGTAGTTGATGCGAATGCAGCTGAAAATATAGACCCTGTTCGTAATAAAATGGAAGTTCGCCATATTAGCGGTGCAACTTATAGTGATATTTTGATTTCGTGTTTATTAGACTACGGCGAACCTTTAGATCAAGAAGCATTTGACAACTCAGTTGATTTGAGCGGCAACTTTGTATTCGACGAGTTAGGTCTTAAAAGTTATGATCCATCTGGATCAGGAAAACTTTTAACACATGTAATTTTTCACCCTGTGCAAAAATCCTTGAATAGATTAATTCAAATTGACTATACGATTCGTTGCCAGAGCTTAACCGGTTTTACTGAGGTATAATAGATGCCATATATCGTAAATTTTACTGACAAAGACAATAAGAGTCCTGTTACGGTATTTGACAATACTTCAAGCACAGACACCAGCTTAATTTTCCCAGGAAGAAATGTCACTGGGTATGGACAGATAATCGCAGAAAACTTTTTGCATTTACTTGAAAATTTTGCTAGCGGAACACAACCAATTAACCCTGTAGAAGGACAACTTTGGTATGATAGCACCAACGGTATCTTAATGGTATGGGATAACACTAGTTGGAAAGCTGCTTCGAATATTCAAAAGTCTGCTACAGAGCCTAGCGTTGAGACATCGAAGGTTGGTGAATTGTGGGTTGATACCACAAACCAACAATTAAGAATTTACACAGGCACACGATGGATCTTGGTAGGTCCGTCAGAAAGTTCTGTAGACGGATTGAGATATGGACCTGCTGTTGAAAAGATCGCTGACTCGGATAACATTGAAAGATCAGTATTGATATTTTATCTAGCAGATGTTCCAGTTATCATATTCTCAAAAGATAGTTTTACACCCAAGGTTGAAATTTCCGGTTTCGTAACAATTAAATCGGGTATTAATGTCAATACTCCAGTTACAACAGCTGAGATAGAAAGATTCGTTGGCGGAAATCTTCCCAAACTTTATGGAATCGCTTCAAGCGCAGATTCCTTAAACATCAGTGGAACTTCAGTAGCATCTGGAAAATTTTTAAGATCAGATACAACAAATACTACTGACTATTCGTTTAATGTTAGAAATAATAGTGGTATTACATTAGGCATTGACGGAACTTTTAACTTATCAACTTCTCCGACAGCAGCAAAAATTTATAACTCTGCTGCTGGTAGTTCGTTAGATCTACAAGTTAATAGAAACGGAACTCCTAGCACTATTTTACGAATACTAGACAATAAGGTTGGTATTAACAAAGCGGCTCCTGATCAGGCATTAGATGTTGACGGTAACATTGCATTAACAGGATCTTTAATTGTTGACAACACGTCAGAAAGTAGTAATTTAAACAACGGATCATTGCGTGTAGCAGGCGGAGCCGCTATTGCGAAGAATCTTCTAGTTGGAACAACTTTAGATGTTACAGGAGTAACTCAAGTAAGTTCAATACAACCAAGAACTACTGAAACTTATGATAGTGGAACAGAATTAAAACGTTGGAAAACAGTTAGAGCAAAAACAATTATTGCTGATGAAATTGAAGGTGTGTTAAACGGTAACATCAACGGTAACGCCAACACAGCTACTAACTTGAAAAGAGTTACAACATTTCAGTTAACTGGTGACGTTGTTAGTCCACCCGTTCAGTTTGACGGCCAGGTTGGTAGCTATTCGAAGTTGTTTACTACAACGTTGACAGCAAATATCATCTCTGGAAAACCAACTCCTGCGCCAAACACATCTAAAGCAACAGATTTTGTTCTAACATATAGAGCCAGCGAATCGACCGGTGCATCATCTGGTCTTTTAAAACAAACTAGAGATACATTTGTCGGAGATTTAGGAATTCCGTTAGGAACTATTCTCCCTTACGCAGGATCAACAGCACCCTATGGATTTTTATTATGTGATGGTTCCGAAGTTGAAAAAGCCAAATACCCAGAATTATATGACGTGATTGGAACAACTTATAACGGAACCACAGCATTAGCTGGTGTGAATACTTATAGGTTACCCGATCTAAGAGGTAGATTTCCGTTAGGTCGAGACAACATGGATAACGGTGTTACTGTTCCTAATAGTCTTGGCGGATATGTTGATGGCGGTGGCGGAACAGCAAGCAGGGTTCCGGACACAAAAGCACAGATTTTAGGTGGCGATGCAGGACAAAGTTCTGTTACATTAACGTTAGGAAATTTACCAGAACACAGTCATTCTTTGAATTATAATGGAGTTCAATACTCCGTAGTAAAATATGATACAGCGATCAATCCCCCAGCATCAACTGGGTTAGGTCCGACTGCTCCAGGTCAAATGCAATACTTACAAGATTCAGGTGGAATTAAAAAACCAGATCCTTCTTTTGCTTTAGGAACTGCGGTTGGTATAATGAATCCGTTCTTAACATTGAACTATATTATAAGATCTGGTCCTCCTGCATTTACTACAACAACAACGACATAACAGAGTTAGAATATGGCCTATCAAATTAATAAAACAGACGGAACGATTGTAGCAACCGTAGCTGATGGTCAGATTGACCAGTTAAGCACAGATCTAACTTTAATTGGTAAAAATTATAGTGGTTTCGGTGAAGCACTTAATGAAAACCTAATTAAACTTTTAGAAAATTTTGCCAGCACAACTCGTCCAACACATCCTATTAGAGGACAAATATGGTTTGACGTTAGCGAATTAAAATTAAAAGTCTACAGCGGCACAGGATTTCAGCCAGTTAGTTCTGCAACTATTTCAAACACACAACCATCAAATCTCGGTGTTGGCGATTTATGGTTCAATGACGTTGATCGTCAATTGTATTTCTTTGACGGAACCAACACGATTCTTTTAGCTCCGTCCTATTCTGCTTCACAGGGTGTAAGCGGATTAAAAGTTGCAAGTATTCTTGATACACTTAACCAAACTCGTGTTGTAACTTATCTTTATAACAACGGAATTTTACTAGGTATTTTTGCTAAAGATACCTTTACTCCAAAAAATGCCATCGAAGGATTTACCGGAAGTATAACTCCTGGCTTCAATGCTGGAAATTTATCAGGTATTAAATTTAACGTAACCTGCACAAATGCAGAACAGTTAGGTGGAACCACTGCTACAACTTATGTAAGAAAAGATACTTCTAATGCGATTGCCGGACAGTTACGTATTACCACTGACCTTGGATTAGTTATCGGTTCAGCTGGTCAAGGAAACTTTACAGTTAACGGAGGAAATGTATTTTTATCAAACGCATCTACAGATAAAAATATGATTTTCAACGTTAGAAAAGGTATTAACCAAGAAGATGCGATAACGATATATTCGGATACCAGACAGGTTAAAATCTATGATGGATACACAGATAGCTTAGTAACACTTGGTGGTGGTCTAGTTATCACAGGTGATTTGACAGTTCAAGGAACCACCACAACTGTTAATACTGCAACTTTAAGCGTAGAAGATAAAAATATTGAACTAGCTAAAAATGCTGTAGATAATTCAGATGCAGACGGCGGCGGAATAACATTAAATGCCGGAACCGACCCAGATAAAACATTGACCTGGACAACAGCTAGTTCGGCTTGGAACAGTTCAGAGCATATAAATCTTGCTTCAGGTAAGAGTTATAGAATTAATGGAATTGAAGTTCTTACAGCAAACAGTTTAGGTGTAGGAATTACCAGCATTCCGGGCGTTACATCTTTTGGTAAACAGACAGTAATTAACGTTGGACCTGGTCTAGTCACAGATCCTGCTTATTTAAGATTACAAAATAATAAGATCAGCACCTTATTAACAAATCAAGATTTAGAATTAGAACCTCAGGGGACTGGTAACGTAGCTCTTATCGGTAGTCCAAAGATTACCGGAATGGCAGATCCTACAGCAGCACAAGATGCCGCGACAAAAGAATACGTTGATAATACTATTGAGCTTAGATCGATTGTATTGAGTATGGACTTGTCAGACGGTAAGCCCAATAGTTATATTATTACTAACATTCTAAACAATATTGCTCCTGTGGCTGATTATAGAGACGGCACAGTGGCTAGGATATTATGCACAATTTTAAGTAATTCAACTGTTAACTTAGATGTTAACCCATTAATTAATCAAAGTAGTTCAACATTTAATACTCCGACAGGAACAGCACCTGCTTTAACCAACGTAAGTATAAGTGTTGCAACAGTGCCAGCCCCTAGTGTTAGCACAACAAGAATTATTAAAGTTTTCCAAGTTATTGCCGGTGCATGGAATCATGTGTCAGACACCGTGCTTCCACCATAATGAGATTAGGAGCGGATTAAATGGCTTATACAATTAACAAATACAGCGGTGTTCAACTGGTAGTCTTAGAAGACGGCACAGTTGACACTTCTACCAGTATAGGCCTTGTAGGAAGAAATTATGTAGGTTACGGCGAAATACAAAATGAAAACTTTTTGTATCTCCTAGAAAATTTTGCAAATATTAATCCTCCTGCAAGACCATTAGAAGGACAACTTTGGTTCAATACAACCAACGACCTATTGCATGTCTACGACGGTGCAAAATGGGTTATCGTTGGTTCTGCAGTTATAGCCGAAACAGCTCCGGTAGATCCTCCAAACGGTGCATTATGGTATAAGATGCCTTATCGAACACTACATGTTTATGAAGGCGGTGAATGGAAATTTATAGGACCAGAAACAGCAGAAGGATTCGCAACTACTAGAGCGCGATCTACAGTATTATTTGATTCAGACGGTAATAGAAAACCTGTTATATTAATTGAAGTTAATGGTAATATTATTGGTATAATTACGTCACAGGCATTTACTTTGGCTCCTGCTACAGCACCTGCAGGGTTTGGCACATTAGCAGC